GAATGAATCAACAGGAAAGGTAATTGAAATGACAAGTAAACCCAAACCCGATAACACATTTCTTACATCATACACTGGTGCTTATGGTGCTTTGACTGACAGAGGTATCTCTGAAAACACAGCAACTAAGTTCGGTGTAAAGATAGTCAAGGATAGAAACAACGGTGTCACCCAACACATTTACCCATACTTTAATGGGAGTGAGATTGTTGGAACTAAGACAAGATTTGTAGCTAACAAAGGCTTCACATGTAACGGAACATTCGAGGACACAGGTTTGTTTGGAGAACAACTGTATGGAAATACAGGTGGTAAGTACCTGACTATTACCGAAGGAGAGTGTGATGCTATGGCAGTACATGAACTCTTCCAAGGTAAGTGGTCGGTAGTATCTTTAAAACGTGGAGCTTCCTCTGCTGTTAAAGATATACGAGAGAGCATTGAGTTTGTAGAATCATTTGACAATGTGGTTCTATGTTTTGATAATGACAAGGCAGGTAAAGATGCGGCTAAAGCTGTAGCTAAGATACTAAAGCCTAACAAAACTAGAATCATGTCATTCCCTAACGGGTTCAAAGATGCAAACGAAATGCTTAAGCAAAAGAAATTCCAAGAGTTTACCCAAGCTTGGTGGAATTCTAAAACGTACACTCCTTCAGGTATCATGGAACTATCATCTCAAAAGGCTGATTGGTTACATAGAGAAGAGAAGGAGAGTATTGCATATCCATGGGACGGACTGAACAAGAAGTTATATGGAATGCGTAAAGGAGAACTTGTTACCCTTACAGGTGGAACAGGTCTCGGTAAGTCTAGTGTGACAAGAGAACTAGAACACTGGCTTATTAAAAACACAGAAGACAATGTAGGTATTGTAGCACTTGAAGAGAACTGGTTGAGAACTGCTGATGGTATACTATCTATCGAAGCTAACGATAGGATATATTTATCTGAGAAGCGTAAGAATTATACAGACGATGACCTTATGGGTTTGTTTGATAAGGCTATTCCTTCAGGCAGGGTGTTCATTCACTCTCACTTAGGTGCTACTGACATTGATGATATCTTTGCCAAGCTTAGATATATTATTGTAGGCTGTGAATGTAAATGGGTAATCGTTGACCACTTACATATGCTTGTCAATGTTCTCCACGAAGGAGATGAGAGACGAGGTATTGATATGTTGATGAATAAATTACGTAGCCTAGTTGAAGAGACTGGTGTAGGTATGATATTAGTATCCCATTTACGAAGAGCAAGTGGAGACAAGGGACATGAACAAGGTATTGAAGTGTCCCTATCTCACCTCAAAGGCTCACAAGGTATAGCACAGCTATCGGATTGTGTGATTGCACTAGAGAGAAATCAACAGGCAACTAATCCCGAAGAAGCTAACCTTACTAAGGTTCGTGTACTTAAGTCTAGGTACACTGGAGACACAGGATTAGCTTGTGGTCTAAGATATAACGCTGATACAGGTAGACTGTTTGAAGTATCAGAGGAGGAAACATTTGACAATGAGCAATTCTAAAATAATATTTGACATCGAAGCCGATGGCTTAGACCCTACAGTTGTGTGGTGTATCGTAGCTAAAGAATTAAATGGTGCTGTCCATAAGTTTGATAACACTCAGATAGCTGAAGGACTTAAGTTCTTAGAAGCTGCTGATGTATTGATTGGACACAACATCATAGGCTATGATATACCTGTGTTGCAGAAACTGCATGGTGTAGAACTCACTGACAAGTTAGAAGATACACTTGTCATGTCAAGACTATTCAATCCTATCCGTGAGAACGGACATAGTTTGAAAGCTTGGGGATGGCGTGTTGGTTGTTTGAAACAAGAACAACCTGAAAACTTTGATGAGTTCACACCGGCTATGTTAGATTACTGTGTTCAAGATGTAAGATTAAACGAAGCTGTATACAACCACTTGATAAAAGAAGGTAAGATATTCAGCGAAGAATCTATCAACCTTGAGCACAATGTAGCTAAGATAATAAAACAACAAGAGAAGAACGGATTCTTTTTCAATACTCAACAAGCTATGAAACTGTTAGCTGAACTCAAAGATAAACAGTTACAAGTAGAGGATGAGGTACATAATACTTTCAAACCTAAACTCATGGATGATAAGTTAGTTACACCTTACATTAGGAAAGACGGACAGTTATCTAAACGTGGGTTGACAGATACTGAGTATCAAAAATGTTTAGATACAAATGACTTTGAACCTTTCATGAGACAGAAGTTAGTTGACTTTAATCTAGGTAGTCGTAAACAAATAGGAGAATATCTTATTGACTTTGGTTGGAAGCCTAAGAAATTTACACCTACAGGACAACCTATTGTAGATGAAGGTACTCTCAAAAAGATTGAACACATCAGAGAAGCTAAGCTTATTGCAGACTTCTTGTTATATCAGAAGCGTATAGCACAGGTTACATCTTGGATAGATGAACTCAAAGATGATAGAGTCCATGGTAGTGTAATACCTAACGGAACTATTACAGGTAGAATGACACACAGAAATCCTAACATGGCACAAGTACCTAATGCAGGTAGTCCTTATGGTAAGGAGTGTCGTTCATGTTGGACTATACCTGAAGGACGTAAGCTTGTAGGTATAGATGCTAGTGGACTAGAACTTAGAATGTTAGCTCACTACATGAATGACCCTGAGTATATTGAAGAGGTAGTCAATGGTGACATACATACTACCAATCAGAATCTTGCAGGTCTAAAAACTAGAGACCAAGCTAAGACATTTATATATGCCTTAGTGTATGGTGCAGGAGATGCTAAGATAGGTAGTGTTGCAGGTGGTGGATTGAAGAAAGGTAAAGAACTAAAACAAACTTTCTTTAAGAACTTGCCCTCACTAAAAAATCTAAAAGAGAAAGTACAGAAAGCATCTGAACGTGGATATCTCAAAGGTTTAGATGGTCGTAAGATATATGTACGCAGTCAACATGCTGCACTTAATACTTTACTACAAGGTGGTGGTGCAATAGCAATGAAGAAAGCTATGTGTTTTCTAGATGATTTAATAAAACTAAATGATATAGATGCTAAGTTTGTAGCTAATATACATGACGAATGGCAGATAGAAGTTCCTGAAAAGAATGCTAGATTTGTTGGAGAGCTTGGTGTTAAAGCTATTGAACAAGCAAGTCAGTATTTCAAGATGCGTTGTCCATTAACAGGAGAATATAAAATAGGAGAGAACTGGTATGAAACACACTAAAGAACATTCAACAAACAGGAAGGGAGACCTTGCAGAATTTTATGCAGTCACTTGGTTATGGGACAATGGCTATGAAGTATTTAAAAACTGTGGGTGTGACGGGTTCATTGACTTAGTAGCTCGAGACCCTGAAGGACAGGTAACATTAATAGATGTAAAGACTGCTAGAAGAGATTACAGAACTGAAAATTCTTATACATCAAGAACAACAAGAACTGAACAACAAATCAAAGCAGGTGTTAAGTATTTATTATACTTACCTGATACAAGGAAATTAAGATGGGTGAAACATAATGAAAAATAAAAAAGAAAAACTTATTGACAAAACTGAATTAGATAGCTATAATAAATTTACGTCTGAGTCAGGACATTGGTATACTCAAGAGGGAGAACCAATGTATACTATCATCGGTGCTAACGGAAAGGAAAGGAACACAACTCTTAGAGATGCTAAGAAAGAAAAACTTGTCCCTTCTGTTACTACTATACTAGGTATGATAGCTAAACCTTCACTAGAAAACTGGAAAATAAATCAAGCACTTAACTCTGCTCTTACTTTAGAGAGACAAGAGGGAGAATCTACTGAGTCTTTTACTTATAGATGTAAGCATGATTCTAAAAAGATAGGTATGGAAGCTGCCAAACAAGGTACTAAAATACATTATCAGATTGAGAAAGGTTTCTTAGGTCTAGGTCAAACAAAACCTTACAAGAAAATAAAAGCTTGGCTTGATGAAAACTATCCCGATGAAGAATGGATTGCAGAAGATTCTTTCTGTGCTGATTCAGGGTATGGTGGTAAGATAGATTTATATTCTAAGTCTGGAATCTTTGTTGACTTTAAAACTAAGGATAACTTAGAAGGCAAAGACCCTGCTAAATTAGTATATGACGAACACGGTATGCAGTTGTCTGCTTATGCACAAGGTTGTGGCTTTGATAATCCACAGAGAGTTTCTATCTTTGTTGATAGGAAAGACACAGGTTTAATCTCATGTCATATATGGAATGATGAATCCCATGTAAGACATCTAGGTATGTTCAATAGTATATTAGATTACTGGAAGCTAGTTAAGAACTACGACTCCTCTATTGATAATGCCTAGTAGAGTACCAAGAAAACCTAGACCTAAAAAGACAGGTGTCCCTAAAGGGTATGATAGTATTTGGGAATACGAGATACATCAGACCCTTCTTAAGGACTGGAAACATCATTGGGATAACATAGACTATATAGTTAAACATAAATACGAGCCTGACTTTGTTAAGATAATAGATAAGAAAACTATTTTAATAGAAGCTAAAGGTAGGTTTTGGGACTATGCAGAGTATAGTAAGTACATACATATACGGAAGGCTTTGCCTAAAGGTTACGAGTTAGTGTTCTTATTTCAAAAACCTTTTGCACCTATGCCTCAAGCTAAGAAAAGAAAAGATGGAACTAAAAGAACTCACGCTGAGTGGGCAGAAAAAAATAATTTTACATGGTATAACGAAGAGAGTTTACCGAAAGAATGGAGAAGCTGTGAACTATAAATTTAAAGAAGATAAAATAATAAATGAAATAAAAGCATACGTAGGTAATACATATGACCAACATTATTCTAATGGTAAGTACCAAGCAACAGATATGATAATTGATTCAGGATATGGGGAAGGTTTTTGTCTTGGAAATATTATGAAGTATGCTATGAGGTTTGGAAAAAAAGAAGGAAAGAACAATTTAGACTTGTATAAGATTATACATTATGCTATAATAGCTATTCATGTCAACAACAAGGAACAAGATAATGACTGAAGATAAAACAGGAACTAAGCCTTACTTAGGAATTGAAATAGATTATGACAAAGAAAAAACATTTGACAAGTTTAGTCTTGACACATTAAAAGATAGATATCTTTGGGAGAATGAAACACATGCACAAGAAGCATTCGCAAGAGCCTCCGTCTTCGGAGCAACCTACAAAGGTGAAACAGATTTTGAGTTGGCTCAAAGACTTTATAACTACAGTTCCTCTAGGTGGTTCATGTTTAGCACTCCTATACTTAGTAACGGGGGAACAAGTCGTGGGCTTCCTATCAGTTGTTTCCTTAATTATGTTCCTGATAGTCGGGGTGGTTTATCT